GGTTTTTCTTAAGCGCCAAAATTACGTAGTGTAGAATTCCGTAGTCTAAGTTAGAGAGGGTATGTCAAATCCTTCAGTCAGTCTACTTCCGGATAATCCATCAGCACACTTTACTCCAGTCCAAGGCGGCGGCTTGGGTGTTGAAATGAGTGGAGGCAAAAGACCAGATCCGCAATGGAAATCAACGCCTGTTTTGATTCCCGTTGCGCAAAACTCTGAAAACTTTCGGTCAACCCCCACAAATGTCAAGCGCTTTCACACACTGTGGAGAAAGACCCTTGGTCCTTCTGTTCCTTCTAGGCATAAACCTCGTGCCGATCCAGTGTTCGTCATTGGTTCTTTGAATGAACGCGAGGTCAAGGGTTTCGTTGCGGCGCCTTTACGCGGCAACCGGAACGCAGCGCAGGATGTTCTCGGCTGGGCCGCTGTTCAGATTCAGATGCAGCCGGAAACATATGTAGTCTTTGCTGAGCCCTTGACGGCTGGAGGTAGCAAGGCAGATGGTGAGTGGATTCATCGGCAGATCGAGTCCTTGGCGGCCAAGTACCCTGGACATATCATTGTTGTCGGAGAAAGAGAACTCAGTACTCCGTACACTTTGCCAATCGTAGATGGTATCTTTTTCTACTCGGTTCCTGATTCGGAGAAGCAGATTGCTTTTGGATATCTGCCGGATCCTAGGCTGGTGTATGAGCGCCACACACAGGCTATCGAGTCGCTGGATATTGATACGATTCGGACACCCGCTGCGGGTCTGAAGAGGGCAGATGACTCGGAGGATATCATAACTGTAAGTTTTCGAAAGCCGTCGACGGCTTACTCGACAGACAAGGAGATGAAGTCGCAGACGTTAAAGGGTAGACACGATCACGTCTGGAGCGCTCCTCCCGGATGGGTGTCGCAGATTTCGTTCGGTGATCGGGCTGTTTCCGCACGTCTGGCTCAAGAAGGAGGTGTTCCACCTGCAGCAGCTGCTCCTGTAGCTCCTGTAAAACCTGCTGCTGCTCCTGTAGCTGCTGCACCGCAAGGATCTGGCCTCGCACCTACACCTGCAGATTCTGAACTGCATACAGTCACACTCGGTGATACAGCCTACAAGGTCCGTAAGGTAACAGACGCAGTCAAGGCTGATTGGATTGCTCAGAAATTTACGGAAGATGAAAAACGGCTGCTTGAGGATCAGCAGCTGAGGTATGATACTAAGATCTATGCGTTGTTTCTCGAAGGAATGGTCGAGGAACAATGCAATACGGAATCGTCTACCTATAATACACCGGCGTGTGGAGTGTTTCGGTATATAATGGCGGATCGGATGTACCAGAAGTTGAAGCAGCGCAATCGTGGTGTGGCGAATGTAAAGGTTGATGGTGCTAGCCCTGCACCTGCTGCTGCAGCTCCTGCAGCTCCTCCTGCAGCTCCTGTAGCACCTGCACCTGTACCTGCACCTGTGCCTGCTCCTGCACCTGGAGCTACTGCTGATGCTGCTGCTGATGCTGCTGCTAAGGCTGCTGCTGATGCTGCTGCTAAGGCTGCTGCTGATGCTGCCGCTAAGGCTGCTGCTGATGCTGCTGCTAAGGCTGCTGCTGATGCTGCTGCTAAGGCTGCTGCTTCTAAGGCTGCTGGTACTGATAATAATGATGATGAAGATGAAGATAATGATGATAATAATGATATTGAAGAGAGATATGAAGATGATAACCAATTAAATACTTTAATTACACAATGGTGGAATGAAGGAAATAAACAAACATTAATAAAGAAATGTGTAAAATACGGAATAACACCGTGTACAGGAACAGAAAAGAAAGATCAAAAAGGAAAAATAACAAAAGCATTAACAAAAGCTATTAAGAAACTTGTTGCAGAAAAAACATTAGAACGTGCTCAACAAGAAGAAGCTATACGAACCGCTGCTAAACAAAAAAAAGGTTTTTCACCAAGAAGAACAAGAGGCGGAACACGCAAGATTCACCTCGGCAAAGGTAAGAAAACCCGCAAGAATCGCACTCAATAAATTAATCAACAAATCATTGTTTTTCATTCAAGAGAAACAATGAGTTGGAAAGACAGTTTAGATACTAAGAATTGCTTGGGTTTTCAGGATACTTGGGGTATTTACATACGCGGGGTTATCCGAACGCGTATTTACATACGCGGGAAGCCAACGAGGTTCGCGCCCAAACCGAAGCCGGCACCCTGGCGAGCCGTGACCGCGATGGACGGCGTGAACGTGTCGAGGAGAGCGAACGTGGCGAAGGCGGCAACACCGATGGTCATGATCTCACCGAAGTTAGGCTTCTTCGGGTTCAAGACGAGAACGGCGACGAACGCCACGACGAGGCCCTCAATGGTATACTTGAGCACGGCAGTTAGAACATCACCGAAGGAAAAGTCCATCTTCTTATACCTTCCAGGTAGAAATTATGTGGCCAGACATGCGCTAAGATACTTTAAGAGTTTATCTTTTGATATCCCAGAACCCCAATGTCTTCTGATAACTCCGCCGCACCCGCTGCAGCTAAGGAAGATTTCCTCGAGGAGGACCCCGAGATCCGCAGTCAGAAGTTTGTACTTCTTTCATTTCTAAGTCCCGAGTCAGTCCTCGACAATAAGGATCAGTACTTTTTCGGCGAGTTCGTCAAGCAGTATGAAATCGACTACAAGATCCGGAATCTGGAAACCTATCTCGTTTCAGTTGTCCGGGGGATCAATGATAAGCTAACCACTGAGGCCGATCGTCTTGAGGCGGCCAGCCCTGATCTCAGTGGTGCTGCCCTTCTCTGCCGTAAGGGTCGTCTCGATATGGCTTCAATTCTCCAGACATACCACAACTTCGTAAAGGAGAATGACAAGACCATCAAGAAGACGACAATCAAGGAAGCCTATGATGATTTCCTGTTCAAGCAGCAGGCCAAGCTGGAGGATGATTTCTTCCAGAAGAATGAGTTCCGCACCAGTATTCGTGGTCTGAAAGTCCGGGGAGTCACCGGAACTCACGGTGAGGCTGTTGCAATGGCCAAGAAGCTACAGCGCTCTGATACAATTCACAATATCTTCCTTGGTGAGGTCGGCAAGTGGCTGCCGTGGGATCCTAAGCCGCACCAGGTTCAGGATCAGGAGTATGCTGAGGATCAGCTCAACCAGCTGATGAAGCGCTACAAGGATAACGAGGAGGCTCGCGACAAGTTTATGACGGAGCAGCGCAAGAGCGGTATCAAGAGTAAGACAAAGGAGGTCCTCGGTTCTGATGGCAATCCGGTATCCGGAGAGTCATCAGAAGATGGGTGGGGATCTATGTTTGGCCCTAAGGGCGATTTAGCGATGCAACGTAAGCAGGAGGCTGCAGCTGCGTCAGCGTCAACAACTGCTATTCCTAAGGATACGATGTCTTCATAAATTAATTCAAGTTAAGCATACCAATTTGATTGTACGCGGCGCCCTGGTCCGGGGCCGCGATAGCAACGCAGTTATTCTCCTGGCAGAACGTACCCTCGGGACAGGGTGTGTCCCGCCTGGCGCACGGCGCATCAATACCACCGCACTGAGGGGCAGTGCACGATGACATATCCTTGCCGACATTGACTTCCATCGCAAAGCCCTCGATGCAGGTGCCACCCATACACTTCTGGCCAACGGGGCACTGGCCATTCGCCATACACGGTAGAGTTGCACCACGCGCATTCTCCGCCGGCGGAGCATAAGGCTTAGGCTTCATTATCTGAACGACAACGAAGCAAAGAACTGTGACAAAAAGGACGATACCAAGAGCTGATCCTAAGTTCAGATTCATTCTTACTAACCTAGTCTGCTAATTTTGATTACGGGCTAGGAGGTTAAGGGTAGGTAGGAATCTGATTTGGCTTTAAGACTGGCTGATTCGGAATCGCGCAGAACCCATTCATACATACGGTTACTCCTCCGCACGGTGGCAGATCTACTCCGCAGCGTGTGCCTGGTCCGCCTGCCATAAATCCTTCATTTAATCCGGACAGTCCAAGAAGAATTGCACCAACTCCTACAATCAATAAAAATGCCATCCATAAGGGTATCTTGAACATCTGCTCTCTACTTAAGGTCTATATCTGTCTAGTTTCCCTTTCGTACCTGAATCTGCGGACCCTTCAGCTTGATAGCATTCGATGCATCATACTTGTTGATCTCAGACTCCTCCTGGTCTCTGTAGTGCTGTGCTGAGTGGCTCCAGAATTCGGGCGCACCAATGCGGAAATCGCCGTGTAGCTCCGCCTTGTACCAGAAAATGATATCCTCAATCTTGTTGCTCTGTGTATTATTACTGATCACAAGACACTCGTAATTCTGAGTGCACTGGTCCATCACCTGGCAGAAGAATTCAAAGGAAGGAAATGCCGAGCCGTAGTTCTCAAAAATACGACGACGATTGCTCATATACGGCTCACGCAGAATGAAAACATAGTCCACGTTCGTTCTCAGAATAGGCGGAACACCCAGCGGATACTGCATCGTGATCAGAAAGAACACCTTCACCCAACGACCGTTCAAGAACAAGTAGCGAATATTCAGATCACGAATCCAGGTGTCGTCATACAGGCAGTCATCAAGAATCAGAAACGACCGAGGATCAATACGAGACTGACCTCTTTCTGCCTGCTCCTTCATAATCTTCTGCATAATGAGCTTCTGGCGATTGACATAGTTCTGAATAATAACGGGTGAGTATGCACCGTGAATGAACAGCGGCGGAACGATCTTCTTGTAGAAATCGTTGGATTCCTCTGTACCGCTGATAACAGTTCCAAGCGGAAGTGTCTTGTGGTGAAAGAGGAGATCCCGGACAAGAGTCGATTTTCCCGTGCGTCTGCGACCAATAAAGATGCATACGGCGTCTTCTGGAGTATTGATCATACTGAACTTTTTCAACTGTAGATTCATT